GTCTCTACCCGCCGAGGAGCCCAAGGTCGACTTGCTAACAGCGAGCGATGGTCGTACCTTTGCCAACACGCTTTCGGGAAGGGCCCAGTTGAAGCGTCATGAGGAGAGGATTGCCAGATGAGCGAGGAGCAGGAATCCTGCGACTTGTGCGGGTTCACCCGCTGCAAGTGCGACTACTACTACGACCAGAGCATCGACACCTAGGACACGCAAAGGAGGGACTATGACTTACGACGTTTCCGCATTGAGCCCGTTCAAGCGCCATTGGTTGCTCAAATCCTCGAACATCCCCCGCAGGTTCTTGGGCATGGAGCCCTCGGACATCAAGACAGGGGTGTTCCCAGCCATCATCTCAGACTGGATTCAGGACATGGTGGACGGGGCTGTCATCCGTCAGGTGGGCGGCATCGGGGTGACTGGAGTGGGGCTGCTGTTCGACGGCTCCCCAGGAATCGGCAAGACCACCCACGCGGTGCTGGCGGCCATGGAGTTCGTCCGCCGCCTGCCCGAGGACCACGACGAGATGCGCAAGGTTTTGGACGCCGACGCCGCCGTCTTCGGTATCAAGACCAGGCCCGTTTTGTACCTTTCTTACCCTGAGTTCATGGCCAGGAAGAAGGCGGTGTTCGACGCCGACCCAGACGAGGCCAGGGCGTTATTGGACGAGTTGGACGGAATCCACGGAAGGTCCAAGAACGACTGGCTGAACGTCAGGCTCCTGATTCTGGACGATTTGGGCAAGGAGTACTCCACCAAGTACTCGGATGCCTCATTTGACGAGATTCTGCGCTCCAGGTACGACAGGGGACTACCTACTATCATCACCACTAATGTCGCCCTAAAGGACTGGGCTATGGAGTACACTGAGGCTATGGCGAGTTTCGCCAAGGAAGCCTTCCATCAGGTCCGAATCATCGGTCCAGACCAGAGGGGGGCAGAATGAGAGAGTTGCCTATGACTACCGACTGGCGAGTCGTGCAGTTGTTCCTCTCTGCCCAGGCGGTCGGGGTGTTCGAGGTTGAAATCGACACCTTCAACAAGAACCTGCGCTGCTCCTGCCCCGTGTGGGGGAAGCGCAACGACTGCAAGCACTCCAGGTTCGTAGCCGACCGACTCCGCAAGAACAACGGTCACTACACCATTGTCATCCCAGAAGAGGTCGACGAGGCGGAGGCTGTGGAGGCCCATGACGACCCTGCAAAGTTCAGGGAGTTCGTCATCAAGTACTCGAAGATTGAGGTGTTGTGAAGGGCGGGGACATCTCCAACGACGCCACGCCTACCCTTCTTGTCTCGATAGACGCGGTCTCCACCACCAAGTTGGAGACCAAGAAGCGGCTTGGCATCCTCTCCTCCACCACCAAGACTTTGGAATGGAATCTGGAGGCTCTGAATCAAATCTGGCGTATCTCCACGCGATACGGCGTGTACACCGAGTTGGTCGTCTGGGACACCCACCAAGAGGTTGCTTATAAGCACCTGGAGGAACTCGACCACCTGCACGTCAACCCGTTCAACGCCGCCATCGCGTACCGCGACAGGGAGACCTTGGTCTCGATGCTGCCGTACATGTTCGAGGTCAACTCAATCGTCGACATCCCGAGTAAAGTTGCGATGTACGGCAGCAAGGGTGTAGAACTAGCACGTCTTTGACGTCCTGAAGGGAGGGCATCATGTCTAACAC